ATAAACGAAGGGCACAAACTGGCGGACTTTTACTCCGCTACAACTGCAAAACGCAGCCGCTTCTGTGGCCCAGTATTGCTCCGCGTTTTACACAGTACGGACCAGCGCGTCGCGATACCAGAAACCGTGCGCGTGCCCGCCGAGGATGTGCTGCACATCTACCGGCCCATCGACGCGGGTCAGATCAGGGGCCTGCCGCACGTGGCCCCGGCCATGGTGCGCCTGTTCCTGCTGGACCATTACGACGACGCTGAACTTGACCGGAAGAAGACGGCGGCGATGTTCGCGGGCTTCATCACCAAGACCGCGCCGGAAGACCCGATGATGGGTGAGGCCGAGGCCGATCTCGATGGCACCGCCATTGCGAGCCTCGAGCCGGGCACGATGCAGGTGCTGCTGCCCGGTGAGGATGTGAAGTTCTCCAGTCCTGCAGATGTTGGGGGCGGCTATGAGGCGTTCCAGTATCGCACGCTGCTGGCAGTGTCTGCCTCGCTGGGGCTGCCGTATCACCTGGTGACCGGCGATGTACGGCAGGCCAACTATTCGTCCTTGCGCGCCGAGCTCGTCGAATTCCGGCGGCGGGTGCAGCCGCTCCAGCATGGCGTGATCGCGTATCAGCTCTGCCGACCCATCTGGTCGCGCTGGCTTGAAACGGCGCAACTGGCGGGCCGCTTGGACCTCGCCGACCCGACAGCTGCGCGGATGGTGCAATGGATCCCACCGCGTTGGGACTGGGTCGATCCGCTGAAGGATATCCAGGCGCAGGTGCTGGCGATGGAGGCGGGCATCACCTCGCGCCGCAAGGTGGTCGAGGCCACCGGCTACGACGTGGAAGAGGTCGATCGCGAAAACGCGGCTGATGCTGCGCGGACAAAGCAGTTGGGGCTCAGGTACAGAACCAGCCCCGGCGAGACGCAAGGCGCGCGGGCGACACCGACCCAGACGCCGAAAACAGATGACGAAGGCGACGGGTCCGCCGCTCAATCCGAACAGGAGTAACACCATGAACAGTTGGTACACAATCCGCGCCCGGGCTTCGGGAGCGGAAGTGCTGATCTATGACGAAATCGGTGCTTACGGCGTCAGCGCCAAGGGGTTTCTGGCCGAGCTGGGCGCGTTGCCGGATGACGCTCCCATTGATCTGCGCCTCAACAGCCCAGGCGGGTCAGTCTTTGATGCGGTCGCAATCTATAACGCACTGAGCCGTCATTCTGGCACGATCACGGTCTGGATCGACGGTATTGCCGCTTCAGCTGCAAGCTACGTTGCCATGGCAGGCGATGAGATCGTCATGCCGGAAAACGCCTTCCTGATGATCCATGATCCGAGCGGCATTGTCATGGGCACGGCCGCCGACATGCGCGACATGGCCGGAACCCTCGACAAGATCGCGGCCAGTATGACGCGCGGTTATGCCGCCAAATCGGGCAAGCCGGAGGCCGAAATAGCAGCCCTGCTGGCGGCCGAAACATGGTTCGACGCAAAAGAAGCATTGGAGGTAGGGCTGGCCACCCGCATGGCAGAGCCGGTGCGCATCGCTGCCAGCTTCGATATTGGCCGGTTCCGCAATGCACCGCCGGAACTTGTTGAGGCGGTTGAGGCCGTGAACGCAGAAAATGGTGTGACAGGGACAGATATCGTTGAAGACGACAACGGTATTGAGGGCAGCGATGATCCGGCACCCACACCGGTTCCCGCGACCAAGGTTCCCGCCGGGAACGTTGATCCGTCGGCCCCTGTTGATGTTCCTGCGACGCTGCAGAGGGATGTTGCAGATGACAACATCCCCACGGACAACAGCGGCCCCAGCACGGTTGTAGCCGCCAACACTGCGCCGGATGCCAGCGCCATCCGCACCAAGGCCATCGCGCATGCCCGCGCCGTAATCGATCTCTGCCGCCTCGCGGGCGAGCCGCAGATGGCTGGGCGGTTTCTGGAAGAAGATGCCAGCCTTGATCAGGTGCGCGCAAAGCTTCTGGCAGCCAAGGCTGAGGCCGAACCGAAGATCACCTCCCATCACCCGCAACCGGGCCCAAGCCCGACAACGCGCCCATGGGGCGATGTCATCGCTCGCACCTTCAAACTGAAAGGCTGAAATCATGACCACGCTCACTGAGGGCAAACACGCAGGCGGCTTTCTCGTCTGGGAAGTGCTCCGCGACTTCACCCGCGAAACCGTCACCATCGCATCCGGCGCAGGCAAGCTCGCACCCGGCACCGTGCTGGGCAAGATCACCACGGGTGGTAAATACACTGTGCTGACGCCCGGTGCCACGAACGGCAGCCAGAATGCCGCGGGCATCCTCTGGGACGCTGTTGATGCCACCGATGCCGATGCGCCGGGCGTCGTGATCCTGCGTGGCCCGGCCATCGTGAACCGTCACGAGATCAGCTTCCCCGAGGGGGCCACCGAAGCCCAGATCACCACCGCCACCACGGCTCTGGCCGCGCTTGGCGTCATCCTGCGCTGAGCCTGAAACAGAAAGGACATCCCCATGGCCACCATGGACATCTTTGAAGGCGATGCCTTCTCCATCATCGAATTGACCCGTGCGCTCGAAAACATTCCCTTCAAACCGGCAATCCTGTCGGGTGCAGCCCTCTTTGGCTCGCGCGGCGTCCGTGCACGCACCGTGATGATCGAAAGCCGGGATGGCACGCTGTCGCTGATCCCGTTCTCGGAACGTGGCTCTGCCTATGAGAACCAGATCCCCGAACGCCGTGAGATGCGCGCGTTTGTCTGCCGCCAGTTCAAGAAGCAGGACGTACTCTGGGCCTCGGAAATTCAGGCCATCCGTGACTTCGGTTCAGAAACCGCCGTGCAGCAGGTCCAGACCGAGGTGGCGCGCAAGATGGGGCGTTTGCGCAACGACGCCGAGGCCACCTTCGAGTTCCACCTCTTCAACGGCATCCAGGGCGTGGTGAAGGACCCGCGCGACGGGGCCACGATGATCAACTACTTCACCGAGTTCGGCATTACGCCAGCCGCAGAGGTCGACTTTGACCTCGACAATGCCACTCCTGGCTCGGGAGCGCTGCGCAAGCGCTGCCAGGCGATGATCGAAAGCGTCGAGGACACGCTGGGTGGACTGGCCGCCGGACAAGTGCAACTGCGCGCGGAATGTGGCTCGGCCTTCTTCGCCGATCTCGTCGCCCACAAGGAAGTGCGCGAGACCTACCTCAACACGGCAGCAGCAGCCGATCTGCGCGGCCGCGTGGGCGAAGAGGTCAGCTTCGGTGGTATCACCTTCCGCCGCTATCGCGGCGGACTTGGCTTCGGCGTGCCGACCGACAAGGCGTATTTCTACCCCGAGGGCGTCGAGGGGCTGTTCGAGATCTACTACGCTCCGGCCGATACGTTCGAGACGGTGAACACGGTGGGCCTGCTGCTCTATGCGCGCATGATCCCGGACCGGGACCGCGATGAATGGGTCCGGCTGGAAATTGAGAGCAACCCGCTGCCAATCTGCACCCGCCCGCAGGTGCTGCGTTCGGCGCGGCGGACGTGATGTCTGCCTTTGCCGCCGCTGTCGGCGCGCTCTTCACCGATGGCAACATCGGGCGCGATGCGGTTTACATCGCCGACGGCGGCGCGCCCGTTCTGGTGCGCCTCATTGCCCGGCGCGCCGATGACGTCACCGACTTTGGCGATGCCCGGCTCTGGTCGGAAACCACCCGGGTCGATCTGCGCGTCACCGAGGTGGCGAACCCGCGCCCAGGTGACAGGATCGAGTTTGATGGCGACGCCTTCCTCATTCAGGGCGAGCCGGTTCGCGACCGCGAGCGGTTGGTCTGGACCGTGGACCTGAGACCCGTATGAAACTGAGGCTCGACATAGACCCCGACATCGTCGCCAAGATGGCGGCCGGAGTAGCTGCCGGGGAGCGCGCCGTGACGGCTGCCATGCGCGAAGCCGGAACCGGTCTGAAATCCGCTTGGCGGACCCAGATCACTGGCGCGGGGCTGGGCACCCGGCTTGCCAACTCGATCCGCCTCACCAGCTTTCCGAAGTCCGGCGAAAGCCTGAACGCCGCAGCGCTGGTCTGGTCGAACGCCCCGGTCATCGTCGGCGCGCATGACACCGGGCCGCTCATCCGCTCGAAAAACGGGTTCTGGCTGACAATCCCCATGCCAGCGGCGGGAAAATCCACGCGCGGTGGCCGGATCACCCCGGAATACGCACAATACCAAGGTTGCCATGGTTCAGATATCTCCACCGTCCGGAAACCGGAATACAAAGGCCGCGCGCACCCACCACGCTGCGGTGATTGCCTGTTCAAGGACGCCGTGCAGGGAGTGCCCGTGCACCATCCGGTCTGGGGCGACCAAAATGCCTGCGTGCTTGGCAATGGCCTAGGACCGCATTCGAAACAGCACCACGTCGCCAAGCTGTGCCGCACTTTCAATTTTGATCATGCAGCTTGCGCAGCCATCGCGCAGAACCTCCTGTGCCCGTACCTCGCCCCAATCGGGGGAATAGGGCGGCAGGCCGGGTGCCTCCTTGCCCACCACATCACGCCAGACCCCGCGCAAGAGCCCGAGGCAGTCGCAGCCCACGCCGAGAAGTGA